AGCTTGTCTTGCATCTAAATCATTAAAAGTATTAATCCATGGTGTTGGTTGACTAAACATTGAATCAAATATATCAGTTGGAAATACTTCTTGTTGTAATTCATCATATGGTACACGTGGAATATATCTATATACTATTTTTTCAGACGGAGTATTATTTTTTTTATTAAATTTATTATATAAATCTATATATAAAAATAAAAATCCAACAAATAATATAATACTTATTATAATAACAGTTTTATTCATTATTATAATAATAATATAAAATATATTTATATGATAATATTTATTTCTCTTCTTTTTGTTTTGCTTTTTGTAAAATATCATTTAATTTTTTAATATTTTCATCTAATTGATTTTTTGATTTTTCAGATTTTTCATATTCATTATATGCATTATTTCTTTCTTCTATAGAAACAGTAGGTGGGTTATTTGCTTCTTTTTCACGTAGTTTTTTACGTAATCTATCTTTTATTAAATTTGGGTTATGTGTTTTTTTAGCATTATTTAATAGTTGTTTAACTTCTTCATTTTTTTGTTCTTCAGATATGATTGTTGGTTGATTATCATTATTATTTTGTTCATTATTATTTTGTTCATTATTATTTTGTTCATTATTATTAGTTTCTTTTTTATTATCGGTTGTATTTTCTTTATAATCTTCAGCATTTTTCTTAAGGGCATCTTTTACTCGTTTATCATGTGTCTTCTTTTCTTTATTTACAATATCTTTCTTTTTACCAACTAAAGCATTTAATTCTTTTAATTTAGTTTCTTCACGTTTACGCATACCTTGCATAAGTTCATTTTGGTCAACATTATCCCATTTTTCTTCTTCTACAAATTTACGATCATCTGGTGATGGATCCCATCCCATCCATTTTCCTGTTTCACCAACAAATACATGAAAATATTTGTCTTTTTTATTAATTTCATCTGCTGCAATTTTTGCTTCTTCAAGAGAAGAAAATACAACTCTATTTTTGAAGGTACGAATTTTTAATCCTCCCATATTACAATTCATAATTCCTTCTGGAGATATAAACGATACAAGAAAAAATTTACCAGAATCGACAACAGGATCTTCATCTAAATTATCAATTTTAGTATATTTATTAATATCTTCATCATAATTACCAATATTACTTATATTTTTTGTATTATTTACACCATCATTTTGAGGAACAGATAATGATTGTGTATTATTATCAACAGAATGTACAGTTTTTGTTTCCTGATTTTCACACGACATTATAATGTTATATAATATAAATATTTCTTAAGTATATTTACACTTAAAATAATTATTCTAAAATGATGGATAAAATGGCCATTCAAGATATTTACATATAGGCTTCCATATAGAATCTTGAATTCTTAATTTATCTCGTGATTTTAATAATTTAAAATATTTTGCATTTATAGCCATTTTAGAATTATTATCTAATTCTGCTTTAATTAAAAATAATTTATTTAAAACATATGAATAATTAAGATAATTTTCACGTGATTCCGGTTTGAATATTTTAAATGGTTTTTCTGTCATTTTAAACATTTTTTTAATATCTTCTTCTTCTTCACGTGTTAATGAAGGTGGTGGTGTACCAGTTATATAACTAAATATCAGGAAATGATGTTCATAATAAATATCTTTTCTATATTTTTTAAGAATTTTTTGAATTAATTCAGGACTAACATCATCAATTGATATCATTCTTTTTTTTAATTCATTTTTAACTAATTCATATATTTGAATTGGAATTATTGTTGTTTGTTTTGCTTGATATTGATTTAATTTTTCTATTAGATGATTTATTGGATTATATGGATATTTTGGTTTTTCATTCATAGAATCTTTGTGAGAAGGTACTTCACTTTCTATAATAACATATTCTGCTTCTCTACAATTTTGACAAACAAAATAACCTTCTGATTGCATTAAAGTTAATTCATTGTTACAATTTTTACAATTTTTAATTGGCGATAATTTAATTTTATTACATAAATAATATGAATCTGTTAAACTTAAATATATATCTTTTAAAGTTCCTTTTTCATGTATAATTTGTGTAATACTTTCTTGTTTAATTTTATTTCCAGAATTATCAACTGACAAAAAACTTAATATTGATTTTTTTTCATTAGTTTTACATTTTTTTTTCATTTGATTTTTATATTTTTTTTCTTTATTTGTTATTTTATTTAATAAATTAAATCTAATCATTATATCATCTTCGGCATTTAAATTAGTTGTATCATAATCATTATTATCAACATCTACATTATCATCATTCACATTATCATCATTCACATTATCATCATTCACATTATCATCATTCACATTATCATCATTCACATTATCATCATTCACATTATCATCATTCACATTATCATAATTATCGGTATCATTATTATCAATAATATTATCGTCATTATTATTATTAAAATTAGTTAGATTATAAGAAATATTATTTTTATTTAAAATATAGTTGGTAGCATTATTTTTATTATAATATGTTTTTATTAAGTTATTATCATAATTATTAATATTTTGTATATTCATATCATTATTAACATATATTTCATTTGGTATATCATTGTCTTTGCCGGTATTTTCATTATAATATTGTATCAATACATCTTTTGTTTTTTCATAATATTCTAATTCATCATTACTATTTTGTATATTTAATATTTTATTTTCATATTTATTAATATTTTTTTTTATATCATTTAATTCAAATTCTGTATAATTAATATTTTTATCAAGTAATTTATTATTTAATAAAAATATTTTTTTTTTAAGTTTATCAATTTCAATATTAATTGTAATAAAATTAGATATTTTTTCACTATGTAATTCATCTAAAATTTTAGATTCTTGAGAATATTTGTTTTTGTATGGTTTGTATTTGAAAGCCATATATAACTATATAAGAATGATATATTTTGATCCTTAAATAAAAATATTTAATTTTATTTTTTAAGATATAAATATTTTACTCACACAAAAAACGTGCAAAAATATATTTTGATTAAAATGAATACAATGTTTGATAAATATATAAATTTTATATAATAATATATAGTACTTTTAAAATAAAAATATATAGAAATTATTTTTTATTTAAAATTTTCTAAACATTAAGTATATTAAAATGGGAGGAGGTTTAATGCAATTAGTTGCTTATGGCGCTCAAGATGTTTATTTAACTGGTAATCCACAAATTACATTCTTTAAAGTAGTATATCGTCGTCACACTAACTTTTCTGTAGAATGCATCGAAGTACCATTCGATTCTGCTCGTTTTGGTGGTCGTAACACAATTCAAGTTCTTCGTAATGGTGATCTTGCAACACAAGTTTATGTAAAAGTTACACTTCCACAATTACTAATTAATGATCAAACTCATTCTGTAGCATGGACTCGTCGTATTGGTCACGTTCTCATGAACAACATTGAAGTAACTATTGGTGGTTCTCAAATTGATAAACATTATGGTTTATGGCTCGATATCTGGTATGAACTCACTCACACTGAAGAACAAACCCGTGGTTATGATAACATGATTGGTGATGTTCCAGAATTAACAACTCTTAATCGTTTTATTCCACAATATACTCTTTATATTCCCCTTCAATTCTGGTTTAACCGTAACACCGGTCTTGCTCTTCCCTTAATTGCTCTTCAATATCATGAAGTACGTTTCAATGTTGAATTTAGCAGATTAGAAGATGTAGTTAATACCAGAGGTGGTACTCCAAATGTAGTATTAGCAAACTGCCAATGCCAAAACTTTGTTGATGCCAGTATTCTTGTAAATTACGTATATCTTGATCAAGAAGAACGCAGACGTATGGCTCAAGTTGGTCACGAATATCTTATTGAACAAGTACAATTTAATGGTACTGAATCCATTACTAGCACAAACAATCGTGTTAAACTTGATTTTAATCATCCATCAAAAGAACTTGTATGGGTACTTCAATCAAGTCTTTTTACTCAACATAAAACATTTTTAGCATTATATACTGGTGATGAAGCCGCAACTCTTGATGAAGCTAATGTAAATCTTGCTACTGGTTTACTTTCAACTGGTGACCAACAACCAAGTAATACAAACAATGCTAATTGGGAAAGTCCAGCAGGTCTTTCTGGTACACTTGATGGTAGTGGTGTTGCTCCAAATACTGTAGGTATTGTAAATTTCGTTATACCAGCCAGTAAAAATGCTGGTAACTATGCACCAGCACCATGCGAAACAGCACAAAATGATATATTAGTAACTTTAGTAGTATCAAATGACGGTACTCAAACATGGGCAGGACAAAATTTATGGGTAAATACTGGTCTTTCTTTTGGTGTATCTGCTCCAAAATGGGTAGATCTTGCCCACACACTTGGTGAATTTCAAGCACAATTAACTGTTAATCCAGATAATACTGTTGTATTATCAAATGTAATAGTTACTAGTTCTAGTCTCAATATTGCTGATGCATCTACACCAGTAGATGGTGTAACAGTAGTAGATAATCGTTCTGCACAAGCACGCGCTCTTGATGTATTAATCAATCAACCACTCAACTATGGTGCCGATCTTGCTGGTTCTGGTATCATGGTATCTGTTGCTAAAATCCAACTCAATGGTCATGACAGATTTGATGAACAACCAGGTGAATACTTTAACTATGTACAACCATGGGAATGCCATACTCACACTCCAGTTGATGGTGTATTCGTATATTCCTTTGCTCTTCACCCAGAACAACATCAACCATCCGGCACTGCTAACTTATCCCGTATTGATAGCACATACCTCTATCTCCAACTTGTAGATCCATTTGCACCAGTAAACACATCACCATATTCTACTACTTATGCATATGAAACTTACAACGTACCAGATTGCCAACAACGCCGCAGCATTCCAGTAGAAGTAGTTAAAGATTCCCTCCTCTGGGTATTCGACTTTAACTATAACGTTCTCCGTGTAATGAGCGGTATGGGTGGACTTGCTTATGCAAATTAGGTCATATACTTGTTCCTTTTTGTATTGTTTACCAGATTGTACAAGTAAATTTTATATAGAAATATATTTTTTTGATTAAATAAATTAATTAAAAAAATTGAAAAATTAAGAGTGTGTAAAATAAATAAAATTATTTTCTCTATTAATATCATATGAATAAGACAAAAAGATTACACATGACTAATGCTGCTGCAGAATTTACAGATTCTATATCAAAAAATAAAATTACAATAAAATTAAATGATACTAAAAAAGATAATACATTAACACAAAATCAAAAAAATAAATTAAAAGAACAATTATTAATTTTAGATGATAATTATTATGATAGTGATAATAATAGTGATAGTGATAATAATAATACAAATTATACTAAAATAAATGATGATGAAAATAGTGATTTTTTTAACTCTATAATTACTGATACAACAGACTATGAAACACAAAAAAAGAAAAGTAAATTATTAATAGGTGATACTGAAGAAGAAATTCGTCAATATATGGAAATTATTAATGAGAGACGAGAATTTTTAAATAGATTAAAAAAACATGATACTGAAATAGATAAAATATATGCATCTTTACAAAAAAAAGAAAACAATATTTCAGTAAAAGATTTAAATAAATTAATTTTTACACAAAAATTAAAAGATATAACGAATAATAAAATAAAAGAAGCATGGAAAATATTAGATAATTATAAATTACCAAATTCTGATAAACTACAAATTATATCATCGCATCCTGGTCATTTTGTTGTTCTTGGTCATTGTAGTGGTTCATTACGTAATCCCCATTGGTTAGTAAAAGATGGATACAATAATGAATATTATATTATGAATTGTGGCGATGAACATTATACATATTTTTCAAAAGAAGATTACAAAGAAGTAATAAATCCCGCGGATGAAATATATCCAACATGGAGCAAAGCACAAAATGGATATATTGATACACATTCATATATTACAGCTGGTAATAGAACATATCTTCATCAATTAATCTGCAAAAAATATAATGAAAAAGCATATGCAACATTATCAGTTGACCATATTAATCGTAATAAATTAGACAATAGAAAAGATAATCTACGATTTGCTACTCAATCAGAACAAAATAAAAATACAGACAAACGCAAACGAGCATATAATGCAAAACCATTACCTGATGGAATAAAACAAGAAGATATGCCCAAATATGTTTTATATTATAGTGAAAAATATGGTAAAGATAAACGTAATACACGTTGTTGGTTTAATATAGAAAAACACCCATCACTTGATGGAAAGAAATGGTCAACATCAAAATCATCTGCACTTACACCAGAAGAAAAATTAGAACAAGCAAAAATAAAACTTACAGAACTTGATAATCAAATACAACAACAAAATTAATTTATTTATAAAAAAAACTTAACAAAAATCTTTTAGTAAATCATCAAAATCATCATCGTCATCGCTAATATTTAATTCTAAATTTGTATCATCTAAAATAGAATTAATATTAGATATATTAATAGTTGATTTTACAATTTTTTTATGATTAGTTAACAAATATTTATTAATAAAATTATATCCAGACAATATATGTTCACAATTTTTAGCACCAGTTACAACAATTGGTCCTTTTTCAAAAACAAATATAGATATTGTTTTATCAATACATTTATGTTTTATATTTACACATGCATGATTACTTGGGTCATATTTTGATTCAATAGATTCTGATTGTAACAAATTAAATAATTTTAATCGATCAATTTTATTTGGATATTTAAAATTACTGTTTATCATACCAATAATAATATTATCAATTAAATTTAGGTGCAATTTATTCGGATCATTTATAAATGGTTTATCAACAAATTTCATAGTATTTTTATCAATAATTGCTTTTACTACTTTCAATTCGTAAAAAACTTTTTCTACAACATCAATAACATTTTCAACTGATTTACATCCAGTCATTTGTATTGACCCATTTGTAAATAATTTAATATTTATTGGTTTTTCTTTTTTAGATTTAATCATAACTGCCAAAGATACTTGATTATAGAATACACGTTTTGCTCTCTTTTTCTTTTTTTGTCTTTTTCTTGGATAAAGAGAACGATTTGTACATGGATCATCGTTTCTACCATAACTTATAGATATTATACCATCTTTATTTAAATCGATATATTTAGCAACATTACTAACTTTAAACTCTATATCTAAATCACAACAAACAGTCATAGTTGATATACCAACATCATCTGGTAATTTATTAATAATTAATGCATTATTAATTTTTTGTTCAAATATGCTACGTTCATCCATTATATATATAATTAATATAAATCATATATAATTTATAATAAGATAAATAATAATAAATTCAATTTTTTTATATACATGTTTCTGTTACAAAATCTAATATATTATGTGATTTGTATGTTTCTTCAGATATTATATCTAATTCAATATTATATTCATCAATCAATATATTCATATAATCATAAACATCAATCATATCATTATATGTATCACAATTTATTAAAATTGAATTATTAAAAATATAGATATTTTTATTATTTGATTTAATATTTATATATTTTATATCAAATGATTTATCACAATTTATATTATTTTTTATTAAAAAATTATAAAATTTATAACTAATTAAGTTAATATTTGTTAGAAAATATGATTGGATTCTATTTATATTTATATCAACAATATTTGAAACATTAATTTTTGATAAATCTATAATTTTTATCATAATATTAATAATATCATGATAATCAATATTAATTTGATTTCTATTTGAAATATTTATATCAACTATATCTTGTAAAATTTTAATATTAATTTTAGTATTTGTAATTTTATTTACAAAATATAAAATAATATAATTTTCTTCAATATTTTGATATTTTTCTGTATATGATTGTAAAATTTTATAATCATTAAATATACTTAATTTACATAAATCAATATTATCAACAAAATTTTCAATAGGTATTAATTTTTTATATAAATCATTAATATCAATAATAGTATTTTTACAGATAAAAGATAAATTATAATGTGTAGTTATTAATTTATCATCATCTTTATAAAATATATTTCTAAATTTGTTCATTAAATAATCATATGTAGAAGACATATTTATATATGTTGTTTAATATAAAATAAAATATAATATATATTTAAATATTCAACTTTTTTTTTACTAAAATTTTTAAATTTCATATTACAATTATTTCTTTAATAATATAGAATGGATAGAAATTCATGCAAAAATATAATTATTATTATTTTATTAATATCAGCACTATTTTTAGGATATCAATTAATAAAAAAAACAAGAAAATTTTAACAATTCACAATGTTCTTGCACAACACAATCAAATGAAGCTATACAAAATATTTCATCATTATATGGAAATAAAACTGTACCACTTATATTAAATAACGTTAAAATTACTGGTAATTTAGAGGTTGCTAATAGTATTTCTGCTAGTAATAATACAATTATTATGGATAATGGAAATATAGGAATAAATGGTAATATTACTGCAGCAAATATAGGAATAAATGGAAATATCAATGCGAATGGAAATATTACAGCCAATAGTAATCTTATTGCAAATGGTGGTATTCGCACATCTGGTAATATATCGGCACCAAATGGAATGGTTTATAGTAAATTATCAAGTCCAAATGGTTCTCATTATTTTGAAGTAGCGAATGATGCATCAACTAATTTAGATCTAAATCTAACTATAAACGGACAAAATTATGGATCTGTGCCTTCTGTTACTCCAGCATATGTATTTACAGGTTTAACAAATCCAGGATGGTATTCTGGTTACCAACAAACAAGTTTACAATGGTAAATATTATATGCGATAATAAACATTTAATAATATAACCATAATAAATATATAATGAAATATTTATCATGGGATGTTGGAGTTAAAAATATGGCGTTTTCTTTATTAGAAAAAACAGAAGATAATAAATGTAAATTATTAAAATGTGGTATATTAAATTTAGTTGATAAACGTGATTTATGTCAATTTGAATTGAGAACAAAGAAATGTTGTGGTAAAATAGCTAGACATAAAATAATGTCAGATAAATTAGTTGAATTAAATGTTTGTAAAGTACATTGTGCAAAATTAAAAACAGAACCAGTTAAATTAGATATATATAAATGTATTAAATGTGGAGAAAAATCATATATTAATATATGTGGTAAAGAAGAATGGTCGTGGTGTGAAAAACATGAAAATCTAGCAAAAAAAGTATTAACACAATTTAAACCAAAAAAAATTACAGGACAAAATTGTTCACAACAACCAATACAAGAATTAGTATCAGAACTTACTCGTAAACTTGACGAACATCAAGAATTTATTGATATATCTGGTGTATGGATAGAAAATCAACCATCACTTATAAATCCATCAATAAAAACAATAGCATCTGCATTATATACATATTTTATTATACGTGGAATTATAGATAAAAAAGAAAATAAAATAGAATTTGTTAAATTTGCATCACCACTTAATAAATTAAAAGTCGCTAAAAAAACAACCAAAGATGCACTAGACAAAGCAAAAAGTGCTAGAGAATATTATAATATTGAAAAAGGTTTATCAATAATTTATGTTAATTCATTATTAGATGATAAAGAAAAAGAATTATTAACAAAAGCAATAGAAAAAAATGATAACAAAGGTGATGATATTTGTGATTCTTATTTACAAGGATTCCATCATATATTTGATGGAGAAATTCCACAATATTATCAAGATAAAATTCAATCTATACCAGAAGAGCAATTACAAATAAAAAAAATTAAGAGCAAAAATAGAATAAAAAATAATATAAATAAAGAAGAAATTAGTTAACTAATTTATTTATCAATTACTACTTCTTCATATTCACTGATAAGAGGTATCATTGGTGGAATTGTCATTTTAAATGTTTTAGTACATATGGTATTTGGATCTCTATATTGAGAAATATCAAGTGGACCGCCAAATTTCTGTAATAATTCACGTGGTCCAGCAGGTTTTATTATAATATTATTATTTTGAAATATATCACGATACATTTGTTTAATTAATACTGAACGAATTGATTTTCTGTAATCATCTAAATTTTCATTGTATGCAAGCATACAAGAAAACCCACAAAAATTACCAAAAACATAATAACGATTATTTTTATAATGATCCGGTAAGAAGCATGGACATGTATCAAATTCATATGTACACCACCAACATGCTATATTTGTTTTTTCTGCTATTTGTAATTTATTTTTATTTATTGAAATTAATCCAAGATTTAATAATTTTTTTTTATTATCTTTAGTTAATGTAATTGTATTATCATTATACAAATTTTTATCTTTTAATTTAGTTTTTAACATCATAATTAATGATTCGCGTCTATTTAATTCATCAATTAATTTATCAATGCTAATATTTTTGTAATCTACTTTTTTAGTAGTTATTATTTTATCTATTTTATCAGTAGATTCGTCATCAGAACCATTTACTTTATCAGTAAGATGAGTAATTTTTGTATCTGTTTTATTTAAATTTAATTTAGATATTAGACTTGATTTTTTTGTAGAAAGTGTATTCATATTATCTATTAATACTTCTTTTTTTTCTGTTTTAATAGATTGTTCTACATCTGTATCCGAATCTGACATCGTATCAAAATTATTTTCTTCATTACCATCATCAAAATTTGGTAAATATAATACTAATTGTTCTTCAGTTTGTCCACGTGTAGTTGTTTCTTTTATTGGTTTAGGAGGAACTAAATTTTTTGGTGGGCGTCCGCGTCTCTTTTCTTTAATTATTTGTGTAGTTGCCATTAAATAATAATATAAATATATCTTTAAAACATATGATAATAAAATAAAACAAATTCAATTTTTATAAAATATATAATCTATTTCTTTTTATTTGAACCAAATGATATTTGATCTAAAGTTATATTTTCAACAGAATTATTTTTTTTAGTATTTAAATTTTTTTTATTTAATTTTTTAACAAGATTGTTATTTATTGAAATTTGTGAAACAGAACTTTTTGATGTTTTATTTGTATTATCAGTTGATGTTGACATTTCAGACATTGTATCTTTATCAGGAGTTTCAGTATGTGAACGTGATTTTTGTGATTTATTTTGTATTTGTTGTATCTGTTGCTGTCTACGTTGAGATACAGAATTGGTACGTGAACTTGCTATACTACGTGGACTTGCTGTCATTTCTAATCCTTTTCTGATATCATTAAATTTATTTTTTTCAGTATTCATCATTTGTTGATATCTTTGATATTCTAATTCTTGGCGTTTTAATTCTTCTAAATCATGTGCTCGCTGTGCTGCTTTTTCATGTTGTTTATTCATATAATCATCCAGATTATTATTCTGGTTGTTATTATTTACTTGACCATTATTTTGTGTATTTTCTTTTTGTTTAGATATTTGCGATTGAGAATCTTTTGCTGCTTTTGCTCGTAAACGTTCAATATATTCTTGATCATTTTCTACAGATTGTGCTTTATTTGGAATAAATTTATGTGCATTATTTTTACCACCAACTACAACAACTACACCTATAAGAGATACAACTAATCTAAACCAAGGATTCATTTTTTTACCAGGAACATTATGATGTTCGTAAATTTCTCCTAGAATTTCATAATATGTATTTTTATCTGCTTTAACTTCATCACTTAAACCAGAAAGAGAAAAATCAAATGGATTATAATTATTATTTATTAATTCAAGACCTTTAATAGCACCAATCAGCATATGAGAATATAAACCAAGCCAATTACGTTTACTTCTAATACTTCTGTGTAAATCTAATTCATATTTCATCATATAGTAATCATCGTCAATATTATAATTAGTTACTTTGCAACCTAAATCACGTAATTCACCAAGTGCTCTCATAATATCAAGACGACGTAAACGTTTCTCTAGAGGTGATAGATTTTCATATTCTTCATCAATAAATTTATTAATATCTAATTTTGGTTTATTTTCTGTTTGTGGTTGATTATCATTATTATGTGTATTATTATTATGTGTATTATTATATGTTTGTTCGTAATTTTGTTGTTGAAATGTTTGTGGATTTACAGTAACTTCTGGTTTTTTATCTGTCATATTATCATGATGTGATACATAGGTTTCAAAACCTTCATCGATATCATCTAAACCATTATTTTTATCATTTTTATTATAGTGCCATCTTTCATTTTCAGATATTAATTTTGGTGAATATGCGAATGCTTCTACATTCATATCTGTTCCTTCAGTTATTCCATTATTAAAATCAGTCATTATATATTAAAAAAAGAAAGTATTATATATTTATATACGCATTTAATGTTAAAATATATTATAATCATATATATTATAATATATTTTTTATGAGTGATTTTTATAATTATAATTATAGTAATTTTAATGATAATGATGAGATAGATAAATTAGATAAGTTAGCAAGAGAAATTAATGATAAAAAACATAAAGATAAATTAGAATTAATTAGAAAAGTTGATACAGATTTTAAAAAAGATGAAAAAAAATGGAAAAAAGGATTAGACGACACATTAATAAAAAATAATAATTTTATGCCTAAAAAAAATATTAGTGAAGATTTACAAGGTAATGATTTTCCATATAATAATTTATATTCAAATTATGATGTTGATAATAAAGATTATAATACAGATAAATGTACATATTCTGAATTATTAACAGATAATACAAATTCAGTATCAAGTAAAACATTTTCTACAAAATCAAATAAATCAAATAAATCAAATAAAACAGATAAATTAATGGATATTTCTACATTATCAACAGATAAATCAACAATAATTACAGATACATATCAGAATTCTTTTTTTAATTCGTCAAAAAATTCATCTTATATAGATTCTATATCAATAGATTCTTATATTGATGATATTAAAAATAATAAAAATAATAATACTCATTATAAATTAAGTAAAATTATAAAGAATTTAGATTTTGATATTTGTTCAAAAAAAGATGATAATATATATGATCATGTAAAGAAATGCAGTAATTGTAAAAAAAAATTATTATATTTTTTAAATAATGATTTAAATAATAATACAAAAATACAAAAAGATAATAAAGATTTTTTTAATAAAAAAAATATAAAAGATGCTATAATTATGATAATGATAGGTATATTTTTTATGATATTAATGGATTTAGTTTGTAACAGAAAAAAATAGATAATATTTTTTTGTCTTACTAACAAGTAACAGAAAAAAATAGATAATATTTTTTTGTCTTACTAACAAGTAACAGAAAAAAATAGATAATATTTTTTTGTCTTAC